AGGTAAAGGCATAAATGCATCTCTGATGTTTCCTCCAGGTGCATCTACATCTCTAAACTCTCCAGGTTGTATCGATTGTGCCTCATCTCTAACACGAATACCTCTTTGTTTAAATCCAGCTGGCATATTTGAAAATGTACCAGCATCCAATAATTGTCTTAATGCATTTGTTGCAGTTCTTGATAATCCACCGATCATGTGAATTAAACCAAAACCATAAAAACCTAGCCCAGGTAAAAATTTAAAATGAGTGAAATACTCTATTTTATTTTTTAATGGATCTTCTGGTTTGTAGTTTCTTCTAATTGATAAAACCTCTCTTGAAGATGAATCAATTGTTACGATATATGGAAGTTTTATTCCTGTTGGATTTTGTTCTGCATCTTTATCTTCAAAACCCTCAAGATCAATATTTGTGTGAAATTCTAGAATAGTAAACAATTGTTCATCTCTAGTTTTTCTAGTTCCTTCTAACTCTCTTTCTTTTTTCTCTACTTCTGTTTCTTGTGAATAACCCGGTGATATTTCTACATCTCTATAAAAACCAGATACTTGTTTTTTTCTTAAATCATTTTCAGATATTTTTAAAACATGAACAACTGCATCGGCATCTTCTAAAGACGTTGCAGTGTAGGGAACTATCAGATCATCTGCCGGAACAAATTTAGACACGGCTCTGTCAAGAAGTTCATCATAATATACTTTCTTGAAGGCA